AGGAGTGCAGCTTCAGCATAGGCCTTTTCGGTTAATCGGGAACCCTGGCGGGAAGTGCAGGATTTGAACCCGCGGACCGTTGCCGGTCATCTGTTTTCAAGACAGTTGCCTTAAGCCGCTCGGCCAACTTCCCATAGTTGGGACTTGCGAGAATCGAACTCGCCGGCATCCGGGAATCCCCACGGTCTGCCTACCCACTCGTCCCATGTTTACGAACCTTGAATTTTGACCACCGTCGCCTTGGTAATACGATCTTTGCTGTTGGTGTCCAGCGCCGTATCGTTCAACGAGTCTGCTATCTCCATCGCCTTATTCCGATAGCTGGTCGTATACGTTGTGCTGTCGGCCCTCTTGACCCAATCTGTCGTGATCTGACGCTTTCCGGTGGAATCCCGTGTCATTACCCGAACCTCTACGCCATATTGCGTATAGCGGACAGGGTTATGCTCGTCTGGGATAAGCTCATAGTCGGACAGCTCGTCATCAGTCAGGGCGCGAGAGTAACCAACCCAGCCCAAAACACGCTCGCCAACCTCTTTATAGAACGTTCTGTGATCGAATGACACGGAGGCCACAGACCCGGCTGGCATTGCGCCGGGCGACGGACAGCGGAAGATAAGGTAGTAGCCATACAGAACATCGCTGTCTTGCTTTGCTGTATCGGCTGCCTCTTCGACATTCCTCCTGATCTCGTCCCCGCTCATGGTATAGCTCCTTTTTTCGTCCCTTCGTGGAATATTATAGCCCCTTTTCAGGGCATTGTCAATAGGGAAAATCCACATTTTGGGGCTAAATTTTGAAATATGCCCCTTTTTGCGTCTTTCTGGGGTTGCATTTTGGGGCTATATGTGATATGATACTATTGCGCTGGCAAACAGCGCACAAACGGCATTGCAGAAAACAGTTACTTCGCAATGTAGGCCGGGAAAAGATGGTTCGACTCCATCCCCTTCCACCATGCGGAAGGGTGGCCCAACAGGCAGGGCGCCCGTATAGTCTGTTTTCGATTTTATCCGTTTGCACAATAGATATAAAGCGGCATTGTAGGCAGCGGTTACTTCGCGTTCCAAGCGAGTGGTCATGGGTTCGAGTCCCATCCAGCGTCCATCAGGGCGCAGGTAGCTCAGTCGGTTAGAGCACTTAATGTCCGTTTCCGTCTTTATCCGCTTTATATACCAACGCAAGCGTGCATTGCAGCTGTCGGTTACTTCGTGCATATACGGCCCGACCGCGATTTTTTAATCACGCTTGTGTTTTTTGCGCTGTTGTAACTCAAATGGCAGAGTAGCGGATTTTTAATCCGCGAGTTCAGGGTTCAAGTCCCTGCGGCGGCACTACCGTATAAAAGGAGGGAATGGCTAAATGTCCAAATTCAACCGGGCTGCTCCGACCACCAAGACCACCAACCGCGATGGATTTCCTGCATATTTTATGTCGGACAAGCAAAAACTGATCACCCAGGTGCTGACCTCATTCTTCAATGAAAAGAAGTTCTACGGCGACAACAGCGATGATATTCTGCAGACGGCCCAGCACGTCATACAGACCGACCCGAAGTTTGTGTCGAATCTGGCGATATTCGCTCGCCGGGAGTTCAACATGCGTTCCATCGCCCATGTCCTGACCTGCTGCCTGGCCAACGATGAAAAAGGCAAGCCCTTTGTGCGCGATACTGTTTGGAGCGTCTGCCAGCGCGGCGATGACATCACTGAGATCATGTCATTCTATATTGAGAACTTCGGCAAGCCCATTCCGAATTCCCTGCGCCGCGGCATCGGCTGCGCGCTGGGCCGCCTGGATGAATACTCCCTGGCCAAGTACAAGGGAGATGGCAAGAATGTGAAAATGCGTGATGTGGTATGCCTGTGTCATCCGAAGCCCCGCAATGACGAACAGGCGCAAATGTGGAAGCGCCTGCTGGAAGGTAAGCTCGAAACGCCCATGACATGGGAAACCGAGCTTTCGGCCAACGGCAACAACACCGAAACGTGGGAGAAGCTGATCGACAGCGGCAAGGTGGGCTATATGGCCCTGCTTCGCAATCTTCGCAACATCATCCGGGCCAACCCGAAAAACCTCGAAAAGGTATACAATACCATCGAGGACCCCGACATGGTACGGCGCTCAAAGCAGCTTCCTTTCCGTTTTCTTTCAGCCTATAAGTCTATACGGGACATCGGCGGCAGCCGCGCCTTGGACGCCCTGGAGCTCGCTGTGAGCGAATCTGTAATGAACATGCCCGTATTCCGCGGCACTACGGTGATCGCGGTTGATGTCTCCGGCTCGATGAGTAGTCGCATCAGCGATAAGTCGGAAGTCAGATGTGGCGAGATCGGCATGCTCCTGGGCATGATCGCCAACAGGATATGCGAAAACTGCGTATTCTACCTGTTTGACAACTCCATTTCGCGTGGAGACATACCGAGAACCACTCCGATTCTCTATGCTGCTACGCACAAGAGCATGAACGGCGGCGCCACCAACATGAGCCTGCCCTTCGAGGCCATGATTCAGCAGGGGATCAATGCTGATCGTATCATCATACTGTCGGACAATCAGTGCAACATCACGTCGGGCTGGCCCTATAAGGCCGTCCAGAGCGTCGCAGATGAATACCGCAGAAAAACCGGCAATGACCTGTGGGTACATGCTATTGATCTGATGGGATACGGCACCCAGCAGTTTCGAGGCCCGAAAACCAACATCATCGCCGGCTGGAGCGAAAAGGTGTTCCAGTTTGTCAAGCTCGCCGAGAAGGGTGTCGGCTCGCTTGAAAAAGCAATCGAGGACTACGAGATCGTGCGCACATAAAAACAGACCCGGATCCTATTTCGGTTCCGGGTCTTCTTTTTTGTCCAACCAGCTGTCGAGGAAGGTAACCATTTGCTTCCTTGATATGTTCTTTCGTTCCTCGCTCAGTTGGGTATAGATGTTCATCGTCGTGCGCACGTCCGAATGGCCGAGATAGTACTGTGCTGATTTGACATCAATCCCGGCATCATACAGCGCTGTTGCAAAAGTGTAGCGTAAATCGTGAGCTTTGATAGAGAATGTCTTTCGTTTCTCTCGTTTTTCTAACGATCCTTCTACTCTTTTCTGCGGATCCTCTACCGTTTCTCGCTTTGGCCGGCGTCCTTGCTGGTTCGGAGGTTCGCCGTTGAGTATTCGCTCCATGGCCGTGTTAAAGCCTTCCATGCCCCGGTCAAAGGCTGACTGTGATATCTGCTTTCCGTACGCAGACAGGCATACAGGACCGCGACGCTTCTTCTTCGGAATACTGGACAGCGCCTCGTAAAGCGGGTTGCAGATCGGCACGGTTCGCTTTCCGGCCTCGGTCTTTGTCAGCTCCTTCACGACTGATTGGTTTGACAATATCTCGGCCGCACGATGCACGTAGATGTTTCGCCCTTCCAGGTCTACGCTGTCCCAATCCAAGGCGATCATCTCACTGCGGCGCAGGCCTGCATAGAGCATTATCATAATCCATACGCCGGTTCGATGCTCCGTCCAGTTATCTGTGATGTGTTCCGTCTCCCAGCGCTCCAACGCCCGATGTCCTTCGCTCTGTTTGGCTTTTGGCAATTCCAGTTCTTCCGCTGGATCCTCGCGGATAATTCTGTTCTGCCTTGCCTTTTTGAAAATCTGCTGCAATACCATCCGATATTTCGTGGTCGCCGATTCAGACTTTCCGGCCAGCTTCATCAGGCTGTTTTGCAGATGGATATTGCGGATACTGGCCATGTGCATGGAGCCTACGTCCTCCAGCAGCCTGGAGATTGCGCTGTCGTAGGTTTGCTTGTTCGTCCCTCGCAGCTCTGTTTTATAGGTACGACGCCACATCTCCACCCATTCCGAAACGGTGATACTGTCGCTGTATTCGGGGATTCCGAGAGCGCGCTCCTGCTCATAGGTAGCCCGCTTCAGAAGCGCCTCGGCCTCTGTCTTGCCGGTGAACTTCTTCCTGATCCTGCGTCCGAACTTGTCACGTCCATAGCTACCATAGACGGACACATCTGTGGTTTTCTCCTTCTTTTTCTCACTCATTGCCGTGCGTAGCGTCGAGGATCCGGCGGGCAACATCAAACAAGTCGATGTACAGGCCGATCTCTCGATCATCCGTAGTCGTCAGGGCGGCATACATGATGGCGTAGATATCCTTCAGCATGGAATCGATGGTGCGCTGGCGCTCCCTTGACGCTTTGTTGTAGACGCCCTCCAATTCTTTGAGCTGCTCCACAAATATGCCTTTGTCCTGCGATGGTATGGTCTGCGAATCCATGCCGAGCATGTAGTCTGCGCTTACGCCGAGCAACCGGCACATTTTGACGAGCAACTCATATTTGGGAAACTTTTCGCCACACTCGTACCCCTGGATATTCGATCTTGCCGTACCCAATGCGTCAGCAAAAGAGTATTGCGTAAATCCCCTGTCCTTTCGGATTGTCGCCAATCGCTTTGCAAATTCTTCTGCGTAGTCCGACATAATGTCCTCCTTGACAATGCCCTTTTTGGGGGCTATAATTGATATATATTGTTCTATTCCAAATCCAAAGTAGGTGATAGCATGAGGGTGAAACTTCGCACCATGCGCGTGAACAACGGATATACCCAATACTCACTTGCGGATAAGCTGAATATCTCGCGCAGCCATTACTCTCAAATCGAGAGCGGCGAAAAAAATCCTTCAGATAAACTGAAAACCATGATCAAGGTCGCCCTGCGGTATACCGAGGATGATCTGTTCGACATTGCCAAGAATGTCAAACCGCGCAGGGGTAATCCTTTCATCCGGGACTTCGACCGCAAAACCCTGTCTCAGCGCGAGGCGCCCGTGCTGCCCGGCGGGAAGATGAAATAGCGCATTCGATATTACCCGATAGCTTCATCCAGTTTTCTTCCGCTGTACTTCCTCACAAATGATTCGTAGTACGGATTATTCCAAACCTGATTATTCAATCCTGTATACGACGCAGCCATAGCCCTGACTGTAGCAACATTGCAGGAGGCGGCGAGCTTGTAGCCAGCGTTATCCCCGTAGGTCGCACCTGGGATGACGTTGGCGTCTTTGAATGTGACCACCTGGATATATTCAGCGGATCCAAAATCATATTGACCTCTAAGCTTGACTGGCATGCCGTTTTCGTCCCATGCCGCAAAGGCGACTACCAAATCCCTGATGTCATCTTGGGAATTGTTGGTAATGATGGCCTGCAAATAGTCCGGGTATAGAGACTTGTACTCTGTCGATTGAACCACGCATCGCGCACCCACCACAGCAACCGGCAGATTTGAAAGCGTGGCCATGAACTCCGAATCCGGCATATTGGCCGCCTCCAGCAGCTTGACCTTGAGCTGTGCCTGCGCCTCGTTTATCATGCCGGACAGTTCCTCCACCGACATAGAAGAAAAATCATATTCTCCCGATTCACACTGGGCGGCGAAGCAGAAAACCAGCAGGGCGGTAATGACAAGCACAATAACCTTCTTCATGTTGATCTCTCCTTATTCTTCTTTGATCGTTCAATCTTCCATAAGAGTAAAGCCGGACCGCAAATACCTCTTAAATCGCTGTTGCCTCGCTATCCCCCTCTAAAGCTACACGCTTGTGTTCTGCAACGGCTGCGGCCTCCACGGTAGCCTTGCCGTCAAGATCAAGGGCGCGAAAGTGTTTTAAGAGGTTGCTTTCGCGATCATCCATGTTCGTTTTCGTACCTTCATATTCGAATAGCTCGTTTGGAGATATTTTAAAAAATCTGCATATAGGGACTATCAAATTCGATGATGGATTCCTGTTTTCCTCCTTCCACCCATTGACTGTTTTAGGGCTTGCACCAATGAATTCAGCGAACTCATTTTGCTTCCTTCCCGATTTTTCCAACAGCGTAAGCACCTTTTCCCCGAGCCTCATTTAACATACCCCGCAATGCAAAGTCACACTAAATCCGCATTTGCCCTTGACAAATCTGCAAATAGGGATTATAATAGCCCCATAAACCGACACATAGACAGTATTCCGCACAGCAAACAGGCGTTTGCAAGCGGCAAAAATGCCTTATTATGGCAAATCAGAAAACAGTCCACCTTGAATTATACTGTCAGCCTGTCGGTTAAGCAACGACAAGGGGGTGACAAAACTTTGATCAATTATGGCAGGCGCGAGTGGCTGCGCGACTTGCGGCTGGCACGGAATCTCACTCAAACCGATGTGGCCAGGATGCTCGACATCTCCATGGACCATTACCAGCGCATTGAGTACGGCCAGCGCAACCCCTCGCCCCAGCTCGCCAGGAAGATCGCCATTTTGTTCGACTTCCAGATGGAACGATTCTACGAGTAAGCCAATGATTCACAAAGGAGGAACCCACGATGCTGCTTTCGTTCAGCGAGTTCATGCATCACACGGGCATGTCGCCTACGGATCCTCGCGCAATTCCTGAATATGAGATCATTCTCAGGATAGGCACGATGCTCCCGGCCAGCACGCCGCCCTCAGTGCTTCGCCGTCTCTGGCGAGACGCTTTCCAGAGCGCCACACCCGAGGACAGACACAAGACCTACCGCGTTCACAAGGGCGTATTCATCTAATCACAAGTGGATTATAACCCATTTCCGAAAGGAGCGAAAGGACTTTGAATGTGGGAAAAACCTTCGGCGACCAGTGCCGTGAGGCGCGAATGAAGGCTGCGGCCTACAATGAAAAGCTGGCAACCCAGGCCGGTGCCGCAGAGATGCTGGATGTTGGCTCGCCTGAAACCATCGGACGGTGGGAACGCGACGAAGCTGCTCCCAGCAATATCAATGTTCGCCGCATGGCCCAGCTCTACAACGCGCCGGAGCTCATGCAGAACTATTGCGCTATGCAATGCCCCATTGGGTGTGGTCGCGTAAATCCGTGTTCAAGCCTCAACCTGGAACAGTCTGCAATTCGCCTGTTCAACGCATCGGACGGCCTGGACCTTACTGCCAAGACGCTGCTGCTGATCGCCGCAGATGGAGAGGTCAGCAAGTCCGAAGCTGAACAGTTCGATGAGGCATTGCGGAAGCTCGGCGACATCAAATCTGCAATCACGGCAATGCAGATGTACGCCGAAAAGCTCAACCATTAAGCACGAAGGAGGAAATCACGATGCCGGCACGCAAGACGCCCATCGGGTTTAATCAGAAACACTATGACGCCAAACAGATCATGGAGATGTTCGGCGTAAAGAGGTCCATGGCCTACAACATACTCCATGAGTGCAGGCAGTACGGAAGCGTCATAAAGCTCGAGAAGGGATTGCGCGCTTCCGAAGAGGCGTTGACGAACTGGTATGCACACCATCAGATAGGCCCCGTTCCCGATCTTTCCAAGGCTGGGCGCCCGAGGTTCTACGCCGGCATTGAGGGAGGGAATATCTGATGATCGAATGCATCCAACTCGCAGAGCGAGATAACCGCCAGTCCACGCGCAGAGATGAATGGGATTGCCTCATGCGTGGCGATATTGTCGGAAAGATCATGCGTGATCCCGAAAACACAGGGCATGCCGAAGAGTTTCTGGCGCTTGTCCGTGAAGACGATTCTCGGTATCACGAAGGGTACAGGATGGCTCATGTCGGCTACGCACCGACGCTGTACGGCGCAAAGGTGCTTCTTCAGAAGTACCTGGACAAGTACCCTGGCGTTATTGCCAACAGCCAATCCCGGAGAGCTCAAACCGCCTACCTTCCGGCATGGGACAATGAGTTTTACCCTACGCCGTCCAATGTCGCCGGTCATCTGCTCGCTGGGGTACAGTGGAGAAACGTCAAAACTGTCCTGGAGCCCAGTGCTGGCAAGGGAGACCTCATAGATCATGCTCGGCGGTGCCTCAAAACGTGGGTATATCGCAAGACCCATTACTACTATGACACCAGGGCCGAAAACTTGGATGTGGATTGTGTCGAGATCGACCCCGACCTCCAGGCGTTCCTTGTCGGAAAGAAACTCCGTGTCGTGCACGATGACTTTTTGTCCTACAATACCCGAAAGCGCTATGATCTGATCTTGATGAATCCCCCATTTTCCGAAGGTGACTTGCATTTGCTTCACGCGCTGGAAATGTGTGAGAACGGCGGTCAGATTGCATGTGTCCTGAACGCGGAGACCATCAGAAACCCGTACACCAACACAAGGCGCTTGCTTCTCAAAAAGCTCACCGCGGCTGGCGCGTCGATTCGATACCTGAACAACGCCTTTGCCAAGGCTCAACGCAAGGCGAATGTCGATGTGGCGCTGATCAATGTCAACATACCCAAGAAGTTTATCGACGAAGGCATGTGGGACGACCTGAAAAAAGCGCACAATCAGACTTTTGGCAGCGAGGAAGCGCCGAATGAAATTGCTCCGTCCGACAACGTAGACCGGCTGATTCGTGAACATGATCTGATGTGCGATGCCGGCATATCTCTGATGCGCACATTCAACGGCATCGCCCCGCACATACGTCGAGGAACCGAAAGGTATGAGGGGCCGATGATCTATCTGTCCGTTGGAGACCATGATTGCAAAGACGGATGTGATACGGAGGACGTCAACCGCTTCCTGCGGATGGTTCGTGGAAAATACTGGAATGATCTGTTCCGGCTGCCGGAGCTTACATCCAAGATGACGGCTGAAATGCGAAAGCACTATGACGGCTTGATTCAGGAAATGCGGGATTACGAGTTTTCAAAATTCAATATCCAGCAGGTCATCGCCAAGATCATGGGCCAGCTGCAAAGCGGCGTAGAAGAAGCAATCGCCAAGTGCTTCGCTACGCTGACCGACAAATACACCTTCGACGACAACCTCAAGAATGGGAATATCCATTACTTCAACGGCTGGAAAACAAACAAAGCCCATTATGTTGGGATGCGGTGCATCATTCCCACATGGGATTGTTTCGCAACCGAGTACAGAAAGACCAGCCATGGCGGGTACAAAGACGTAAAGACAGATGCCATCAAGCCCAACGCCTGCTTCTCAATCCTCGATGATCTGGAAAAAGCATTCGACTATTTGGACAAAGGCGAGACCCTGCCAACCGATCTGATGAACGCGCTTCAATGCGCCGCCAAGAACGAAATCAGCAAAAAGATCGAATGCAAATACTTTTATGTGACCTTTTACAAGCGAGGAACATGCCATATCCAGTTCAAGGACAAGAAGATCGTTGACCGCCTGAACATCTTCATCGGAAGGACTAAGGCGTGGCTGCCGCCCACCTACGGCAAGGTTCACTATGAAGAAATGGACGATGAAAGCCGCCGGGTGGTAGACGAGTTCCAGGGACGCGAGGCCTACGAGACGGTAATGCAGAACAGGGACGATTACCTGATCGAAGCAAAAGCGCCTCTGATGCTTTCAGAGTAAGACTACAGAAGGAGGGACATATCATGTGGTTTTGGTTTGTTGTGGTGTTCGTATGTGGAGTTGCTGTTGATCGACTCATTACGTGGGACAAGGACCGCGCGGTAGTCGGAGAGCGCGAATACCACATCGGCACCATCCGCAATCTCGAAAAACAGCTTCAGATCACGAAAATGGATAATTTCGCCATGAAGCGCGAGCGCGGCGAAGCCGTGGATGTGCGCGATTATGTTTACGAAAATCCTGAATTTGAAGCTGAATTCTCACGAAACGGGCACGCAAAAACTATTCTGCGCCCCAGGAGCCGGCACAGGGGCGCATAAAAAATTTGGCGGGCATAGTTGACAAGGCTCTTATTTGGGGCTATAATATTCCACGCAGGACTCTAATAAGAACTGAAAGGAGGGTGGCTCGTGGAGACGAAGGAAGTGGCGCGGTGCAGAAAATGCCGCCGCAGGCTGTCCAGCCCGGAGGCCGTGGCTGCTGGCTTTGGCCCCGTTTGCTTCCGAAAGATGTTCGGACGCTCTCTTTCTTGTTCTCCCGCTGGCTCTGTTTCGGGGCCTGTTCGCAAAATCAAGCCCCATACCGTGTCAAATCATCGTGTCCTTGCAAACCAGATTTCCGTTTTCGACATGCAGGAGGTTTCACATGGAACGGACGCTCAAACAGATGGTTGAACAGGTCGCTCCGTATCCGTTCTCGGATTCCGAGTTTGCCGAGGCCGAAGCATACGCAGACATGAAGCTGAAGCATCAGTCAGAGCTTTTCGGCCGGATGTATGATGACGGCTACCGCGCGCGGGTGATTGCCGAGACGATCAACCAAAATCGCATGTACGCACGCGACGAGGAAGATCGCGCCATACTCGCGGAGCTTGTCGCGAAGGAAAAGGCGGCCGCCGAGGCTGCCGAGGACAATTGGGTAAAAGAGATGGCGCACGAGCTTGGGACAACGTGCGCCGTCGTGAGAATGATTGTACGGTCATATCTCTCAACTCATATTGTAGCACAGTCCCGGACGAATTGCAAGATGGGAGTGTGAAAAATGTCAGAAAATAATACCCTCTCGCTCGTTAAGATGTATCCGAAATCGGACTACAACCTGCTGGTTCCCGTTCAGGTCGTTGCGTCGATCTCCGATATCCAGCGGCCCGTGATGAACAGCGTCTTGATCTCAACCGACCTGAAAGACAAGGAAATCTACGAGCAGGAAAAGGCGATGCCTGCCAGTGGTAGATTTCCCGCCAGGCCGGCAAAGTACGCGATCGCCAAGCGCGGCCTGACCAAGCTGATGCGCGCCGCCGGAATCAAGATCAAATACTCCAAGCCGGTGGTGTCCTCCACCTGCCAGAAGTGCGTCGCAATGAACGCACAGATCGGAAAGCCCGTCAACTGCGGCAACTGCAGCAACAAGGATGTCAAGTACGAGGTCTGCATCAGCGTTCCGCAGCTCACCGGCGAAAACCTGGAGATCATCGCTCACAAGGAAATCATCGTCGATGATGTGACAGCGGATATGTCGCCTCAGCAGAAATCACAGTTCATGAAGTTCCGCAACGAAACGTGCGAAAGCAAGGCGCTGAACAGGGCACTTCGTACCGCCATGCAGATCAAGAGCACATACGAGATCGAGGAGTTCAAGAAGCCGTTCGTTGTGGCCTACCTCGTTCCCAACCTGGACAATCCAGAGGTCAAGGAGCGCGCCATTGACAGCTTCTTCTCCAACGCGAAGCAACTGTACAACATGGACGGTGCAGAGACAGCCTCTCGCCGCATCGACATCGACTCCGAAGAATATGGTGACGATGACGATTCTACGATCTACGGCGAACTGAGCGGAGAGGTTCCTGACCCCGAACCGCCTGTATACGATCAGGAGCCTGAATCGCTGCCGGCCTCGCCGACGCCCAACCCGACGCCCAACGGGCAGCAGGGCGCATGCTGTGACGAATGCGGAGCTGAGATCAGCGAGAAGGTCTATAACTACAGCATCAACAAACACGGACGCCCACTCTGCTACAACTGCCAAAAGAAGAACCGATAAATCACGAAGGAGGAAACGCTGATGAAGATACTTCACACAGCGGATTGGCACATCGGCCCTCAACCGGGGCCGATGGTCAACGGAAGAAATGTTCGCGCTGACAAGACCCTGGCATGCGTGGACGAACTCATTTCCCGTGCGGCACTGCTGATGCCTGACCTCACGATCATCGCCGGCGACATATTCCATGTCAGCAAGACGTGGAGCGAACGCGGCATTTCCGAGGTGCAGGATGCCATCGAACGCATTGAGCGTCTGGCAGCCATCGCTCCTGTTGTTGCCATTCAGGGAACACTCAATCACGACGGGCCGCAGCACTATGAGATGCTTACCCGCTATTTCTCCAACAATCCGAATGTCCATATATACACCAAACCCGGCGTAGACGTAGTATCAGCCCGTGACGGCAGCCAGGTCGCCATCTGCGCGCTTCCGGGTTTTGACCGCGGATACTGGCGCGCCCAGAATCCCGGCGTTGACCGCATTGAGGAAAACCTGACTTTCTCCAATGCGCTGAACGATATGATCATGGGAATGCGCGCCATGACGATGGAGAACCCTGACGCGGTTTCCATTCTCGTCGGTCACTACACCGTGGAGGGCTGCAACACCGAATCCGGGCAGACCATGATGTTCAGCCAGTTCGAGCCCACCGTCAGCATGAAAACGCTGGAAGCCGCCGACTTTGACCTGGCTTGCTTCGGACATATCCACCGCCCCCAGCCCCTCGGCTGCGGAGCCTTTTACTCCGGCGCCGTCAATGCGCTCAACTTCAACGATGAAGGGCAGCCCCGCGGCTTCTATGTCCACGAGGTTACCCGCCATGCCATAATCAGCAGCACCCTGCAACAGCTGCGACCGCAGAAATTCAAGACCATCCACATGACCGAGGATGACATCCGCGACTTCAACCTGACAGGCGTCATGCCGCAAGTCGATGATCTTGACGATGCTATTGTGCGCGTCATTTACGATTGCACCGAAGAGCAGCATAAGGCGCTCAATCACGCGCAGATGGAAAAGGCGCTGACGAACGCCGGCGCGATGTGGGTGCAGGAAATCACGCCCAGGAACATCTCTGTTTCCGTCAACAAGAACGCGCTGACCACAGAGAATGACCCTGAAGCAAACCTTAGGGAGTATTTGTCCAGCAACAACATCCCGCCCGAGGATATCGAAGCCATCATGCCGCTGGCGCGAGACATCGTCAACCTGGTGATGGCCGATGGCCATTCCGACAAGGCGAACGGCTTGTTCGTTCCCGTCGAGATCAGCGTCACCAATTACCGCAATTACCGCGATGAAACATTCTGCTTTGATGACGTGCGCTTCTGCACGATCAATGGTCAGAACGGCGTCGGCAAATCCTCACTGTTCATGGATGCCGTGTACGACGCCCTGTTCGAGGAGCCTCGCGAGGGAGACCTGACTGGCTGGATAAGTAACGCGCCTGATGCGCGTTCCGGCGCCATCAAGTTTACTTTCCGCGTAGGCGAACACCTGTGGCGCGTATCGCGCACCCGCGTGAAGTCCGGCAAGGCCACTCTCAATCTGTCTGAGATGGTAGACGGCGAATGGCAGGACAGGAGCCGCGAAAAGCTGCGCGATACCCAGGATGCCGTCGAGCACGTCCTTGGAATGAACGGACAGACGCTTCGAGCCTGCGCTTTGATCATGCAGGACCAGTACGGGCTTTTCCTCCAGGCCAGCAAGGAAGAGAGGATGCAGATCCTCTCTGACATTCTCGGCCTTGGAATCTACGAGCAGATGGCCGGAGAGGCCAGCGAGCGCGCCGCAGACGCAAACCGCGAGGTGCGAACGCTCCACGCCAGGAAGAAGGAGCTCGCGGACCAGCTGCCTGACATGAACAACCTCGACCTCCAGCTCGCCGCAGCCGACGCCACAATCGCCGGCCTGGACGATGGCATCAGGATTTGCAGCGGGCATATCGAAAGCCAGAACGCCGCCATAGCCAGCGCCGAAAGCGCCCTGGCGCTGTGGTCTGAACGTGTACGGCGGCGTGAAACCATAGAAGCAGAGATTTCCCGATACCGCGAGCAGCGACAGACTGCCACCCAGCGGATGACGGAAATGCAGTCCATTATAGACCACCAGGCCGACATCGTTCGGGGTGCGGAGCAGTATCGCAAGGCCGTAAGCGAACGCGACGCCTTGAAGGATAAACTGACCGAATTCACCGTCCTTAAAGCGGAGCGCGCCGGCTTCGAGAACAGCGTCAAGACCAATGAAGCAAACGCGCGGATGCTCGGCCAGCAGATCGACACGGCCAATCTTACGATTGAGCGCATTCAGCGCACTTTGGCATCTCGTCCTGAATTAGAACAGCAGGTCAAGGAGTACGAGAGGATCAGCGAGGAAATCGAAGCCGCCGACAAAGCATCCGCAGAGTACATCAAGGCAGATCGAGAGTGCGACGTTATCAGAGCTTCGCTGACAAATGCCAAAGCGGATGCGCGGGCTGCCTACAATCAGCGCAGGGTAGAGATCGGCGCCCTTAAGAATCGTGTGGCCATGCTTGAAAACAGCGGCTGCCCGAATGTTGAAAACGCCACATGCCGTTTCCTTGCCGATGCGAATGAAGCCAAGGCAAAGCTTCCGAACGCCGAGAAAGCCCACGCCGAAGCCACGGAAGCGTCCACGCAGACGATAAAGGCGCTGGAAGCCAACCTCGCCGCCCAGGAGGCCGCGAGAGACGCCATCGTTACCGTACCCAATGAGACGCTCGTCGCCATGCGCACGCGGCAGAAAGAGCTTTCTATGGCTTCTGCGATGCTTTCGCAAATGGAGCGCTACCAGCAAGACCTCGAAAGCGCGCAGGCTTCCATCAAGGACATGACAGAAAAACAGTCTGTCATGATCTACGACGCTGAAGCAGCCAAGTCAGAGATCAAAAAACTGGACGCAAAAATCGCTCCCCAACAAGAGGTTGTTGAGGCGCATCAGAAGGCCATTGACGAGGCCGCCCGCCTTAAGCCCTACGCCGATAAGGAATACCAGCTTGCGGGCGCGAGAGACCGCCTGGAGGCCGCCAGCGAGCGCGTTGCGGAGCTTGACGGCCAAATCAAGGACGCTGAAGAACGTCACGCGGCCTGCCAGAAGGAAATCGAAAGCAGCGGCGATGTCGTTGGAGTGCTGCAGAAGTACAAGGAAGAGCTTGCGAATCTCAAAGCGTCCCTCGACGACGCCAACCGTCGTCGGGATATGGCGCTCGGCAATCGCGCCGGCATCAAACAGCAGATCGAGCAGGCAAACGCCATCAAAGCCAGCATGGACAGCATCGCGCAGGAGATCAACGGCAAGGCTGTTGTCGCCGCACAGTGCGATTTGCTGAAGCAGGCGTTTGGCTCCAATGGGATCCCGCACAACATCACCCGCAGCATCATCCCGATCTTCGAGGCGACAGCATCAAACATCCTCGGGCAGATGTCCCGCGGACGCATGAGCGTTGAGCTCGTCACCGAGAAGGTGTTGAAATCGAACAGCAAAAAGGAAGTCACGACCCTTGATGTGGTCATCAATGACGCGGGCACCGGGCGCCTGCCCTACCTCTCCCGTTCCGGCGGCGAGCGCGTAAAGGCCGCGCTGAGTGTCATTCTCGCCCTTGCGGAAGTGATGAAGAACAAGCTCGGAGTCCAGCTTGGCTTCCTTTTCCTGGACGAGCCGCCGTTCCTGGACGGAGATGGGGTGCGCGCCTACGTCGAAGCCCTCGAAGCCATCCGGCAGAGATATGCAGATATGCGCATCATGGCCATCACCCACGACGAGGCCATGAAGAGCATGTTCCCGCAATCCGTAACCGTTACCAAGGACGAAAGCGGCAGCCACGCCGTATTGGAGTAACCATGAAATGCTCCTGCGCCCCTTATGTGGGGGCGCAGGAAGAAAGAAGGTGAATCGTAAGTGGGACGCAGCCCGAAGGTAGGACTTGACTACTTTCGGCTGGATTGCCATCTGGATGATAAGTTCAAGCTGATCGAGGCGGAGTATGGGCTGAAAGGGTTTGCAGTAGTCGTTAAACTCTACCAGAAGATATATGGGGAGCGAGGTTACTATTGTGAATGGGATGAAGACGTTGCGTTGGTGTTTGGCGCAGAAACAAGGCTGGGTACCAGCGTCGTGTCCGAAATAGTAAACGCCGCGATCAAGAGGAAGCTGTTTGATCGAGACACGTTCGATAAATACCAAATCCTGACATCGACAGGAATTCAAAAATGGTATTTTGAAACCATCGGCCGGCGAGAGCGTGTAGAGGTCATTCGTGAATACCTCTTAATTCCTGATGCCAATTTGCCGAAAAATGTCTACATAAACTCGATTTCTGCTGACAGAAAAACGATAAATGCTGACAGAAATCAACAGAGTATAGCAGAGGATAGTATAGATGTAGTAGTAGAACGCGCGCGCGAGGATTCGATGTACGACGATGATTTTGCCCGCATGATTCGTGCCTATCAGACCGAGATCGGAAAGACCCCCGGCGGGTCCGCGCGTGAACAGCTGGTATCGTTCTATGATGACTTCGGCGCAGACGTGATGATTGTCGCCATCAAGGAGACAAACCGCCAGCAGCCGTACAGTCCATGGGGATATCTGAAGTCTATCCTCCGGGCGTTTCAGGAAGCCAATGTCAGAACAGAGGCCGAAGCCATCGCCTGCTGCAAAGACCACGAGCGCAAGATGAATGCCGGACGCAGGAGCAAGCGAAGGGAAAGCCTACCGGCGACGCAGGACGCCTACAGGCTGCAGCCTGGTGAAAACCCGTTCGCGTAGAAGGGAGCATGGAGCGCATGGAAATGACAGAGCTTTTCCCGACAAGCAAAATGGGCGATATATTCCGACGCATGTCCAATATCGCGGAAGAAGCCAACAAGCGCCCTGATGACTATATCGGGGACGATGGGTTTGTGCATTGCGCCAAGTGCCACGGACGAAAGCAGCGATACATCGACACCAAAACCCTTGGACTCGGGACGATCAAGGTATGGTGTGCCTGTCCGTGCCTGGCAGCAAAAGCCAAGGCAGAGGAAGAAGCCAAGCGCGCCCGCAAAGAACGTGAGAAGCGCGAGCAGGAAAATCGTATCATGGCCTATTCGTTGCGCCAGGAGTACATGCGGGAAGAAATGATACGGTCTGCATCGTTCGACATCTTCTTCTCCAAGGTGTTTACCGGCGAGAACGACAACGCCGCCAGTCGTCGCCTCTACAAGATCGCTACGCGCTATGTGGAGATGTTCGACTTGATGCTGAAGGACGAAAAGGGAATGCTGTTCTTCGGGCCCACAGGCACCGGGAAGACGTTCACGGCGGCCTGTATAGCAAACGCGCTGCTGGACAAGGGCGTCCCGGTAATTATGACCTCGCTGTCAAAGCTGACGGACGCTATTGACTTCGGCGACAACACGAAAAGCGCCACCGCGATTATACAGAAGATCAACAAAGCCGATCTCCTGATACTCGATGATTTGGGTGTAGAACGCGCCAGCTCTTTCGCAATGGAGAAGCAGTATGAGTTCATCAATGGTCGATATGAGGCAAAGAAGCCGATCATCTTTACGACGAACCTCACCAAAGACCAACTGCTCAAAACACCAAACATAGACCTGCAGCGCGTTTACAGCAGGGCATTCGAGAAGTGCCACCTGATATCCTTCGACGGTCCTGATCTGCGGCGAGAACGCGCCAAAGAGCTTTACGCCTCAATGACACAACTTCTGGAAGGAGACTAAACCGATGATTCACAAGCTCATTCACATTGCTGCCAGCGAAGTGCAAGTCGCCGCGATGAAGGTTCGGCTAACCTTCAGGTATCAGAGCAACTACCACAAGTTCAAGCGCGCATTTTATGGATTGACACTGAACAGCATCGGCCCGCTGTACGGTGTCAGGAGAAAGAAGGGAGAAACGCATCGTGCCTACGAGCGACGCATTCTCAAAGTCGCCTGCCGGCGCGGGCCTGAACCCATAATCGACAGAATGACCAAGGAGGGAAAGCATCAATGATTTGGGGCAACAAGAAACTACAGAGCCTGGTAAACAAGGGCGTGATCTGCGACACCTACGAGGGCAGCATCAATCCGGCATCCATCAATTTACGGCTGGGCCATACCTTCCTGAAGCCGATTCGCAAGCAGATCATAAGGCTCGGCGAGGAAATGAAGTACATCCGCTAC